TCCAAAAATCTTCTATATCTTTAATTGTTTTTACATTTATAATATTATTCTTATCATAAATAAATTCAACCAACTTATTTAATATGAATTCTTTTAACTTATGTTCTTCAATCATTCCAAATTCCGGTAATATATATGGATGCTTATAATCAGGATGCGCCTCCAAAATCACATATGGTGTTAGTTCGGTTGACATTACTATATTTATTTTAGGAATATTTTTTAAGTAAGTATTAGTTATTTGATAATATTATATATTTTCTAAAATATAAAATTAAACATTTCTGTATAATATATATTATATTTATGCCATCATTTAAACCTAAAGCTTCTAAAAAAATTAAGGTTAATAAAAAGCATACTACTACACTTGTTAATAAACATAAAGAATTTATCAATGAATTTACAAATAATGATTTTAATATTATTCCATCATTAAAACAAGAAAAACAACATCTTATTCAGCAACTAGACATGGAAGTCAATTTTAACAAAAATGATATTGATGAAATCATGAATATAAAAGATCGCATTAAAGAAATCACTGAAACTATAAGAGAATTAAAAAACAAAAAAACAAAATATTACCTCGATAACTCTAAATATATTTTTGAATATTTCGAAAACAAAAAGAGCATTAATAACAACGAAGAAACTAACAAAGCAGTCACATCAAAAAATCAATTACTTTTTAATATATTTAAAGTTATTAAAGACGACCCAGATAAAAACATAACTGACAATAAAAATAAAAATTTAGTTCAAAAATATTTAAGTAATATCGATGAATCTTTTTTAGATATAAACTCATTTGTTAGAGAAACTGATATATGTCAGAGTTGCTATAAAGGTGAAATGATTCCACTTGATGATGAAGGATTATTAATATGTAATATTTGTGCTGTTAGTTTACCATATCTTATCGAAAATGAAAAACCAAGTTATAAAGAACCTCCAAAAGAAGTTTGTTTTTATGCTTATAAAAAAATTAACCATTTTAAAGAAATATTAGCACAATTTCAAGGAAAAGAAACTACGCAAATCCCTGATGAAGTTATTGAACAAATTCAACAACAAATTAAAAAAGAAAGAATAGAATTTGATCAATTAAAATATTACAAAACAAAAGAAATATTAAAAAAATTAGGATTTAACAAATATTATGAACATATTGCGTTTATTAAAAATAAAATAGGCATAAAACCTCCAGTATTTACTCAAGAATTTGAAGATACATTATGTAATTTATTTATGGAAATTCAAGCTCCTTATGCAAAATATTGTCCAGATTATCGCGTTAATTTTTTAAACTACTATTATGTGCTTTTTAAACTTTGTGAACTTCTTGATATGACACAATATTTACAAGATATTCCATTACTTAAAGATAGAGAAAAACTTATTGAACAAGATGACATATGGAAAAAAATGTGTGTTGATTTAGATTGGGAATTTATACCTACGGTATAATTATTTATAGCTTCGTCTTCTTTTGTTAGTTCTTATTCTCTATTATTAATTTCATTATTTGTTTTGGCGTTTAATGATTTGAAACAAAAGGATTACCAGGAACATCATTTTACCCTATTTCCACCTATCATTTTCGTAATATATTATAAGATTATTATATTATATTTAAAGACCACCAGGGAAACCAACAAGATTAGCACCAATACCAAAACCAGCACCAGAACGTGCGGTTACACCCATAGACGGAATATACGTATCTAATATAGCAAATGTAGCTGCGGCAGTTAATGCAATTAACGCAATTTCTTCAAGATTTAACGAACGTTTAGGAATTGCAAATGCAGCAATGGAGACCATTAAACCTTCAATTAAATATTTAATAATGCGCTTAATAAGTTCAGTAATGTCAAACATACCCATCTTTATATAAAATAAAAAGAAAAAAATAATAATTTATAAAATTAAAACTTAAATACAATGATTTACTAAATATATAAATGAGTAAACATAAAACTACTAAAAAAGGGTTTGAAAGAAAGGTCACAAAAGATGGAACCCCTAATCCTAAATATGTTGATGTATTGAAAAATGATGCTCCTATAGCTGGTCAAGAATGGGGATGTTTTTCATTTATTTCTCCGGAAAAGATTCTAAAGCAACGTGAAATGTTTTTTTTCGAAGAATTTGTAAAACAATGGGAAATGAATAAATCTATGGAAAAATTCCATCAATTTTTGAATTTTATTTCATTCAAGTATAAGTTAATTTTTGACGAAGTTATTAAAGATTTTGAATCATTTGTTAAGGAAGAAAGAGAAACCATAATACAATCATCTTTTGAGGATGATTACAAGAACTTTTTAGATCGTGAAGAAGAAGAGTTATTTAAACAATTTAATATAAAACATAATTTTCAAACATCAGTTCGTTGTTTTAAATCTCGTGGACATTATGCATCTAAAGAGGAGGCTGAGTTACATAGCAAGTTGCTTAGAGAGTCTGACCCAGCATTTGATATCTTTATTGGACCTGTTGGGACATGGTTACAATGTGACCCAGAACCATATAAAACTGGAAGAGTTGAATATATGGAAGAAGAAATGAACCAATTAGCACATGAAAAGAGAAAGAATGAAGAAATTGCCAAGGCCGCTTTTGAACAAAGACGAAAAGAAGCAAAGCAAACTGCTATTGAGGAAAATAAGAAAAATGCATCAAAATATGGAAGCGTTATTACACAAGATATTAATGAAGAAGGCGAACTTATTGGTGTAGGAAACACTAGCACAGAACAAACATTTAGCACTAAAAAACAAGAATCAATATCTGTTGCTGATATTAGAAATGAATTATTTGATGGCGACAATATTGTAGTGGGTAAAACCGATTATGGTCAAAGTAAACTAACATCGGGACCATTTGCTAAAAAAACGGATTAAAAATGGAATATAATATATAATGTAAATTGATATTATATATTACAGAAAATGTTAGCGTTATAGTGGNAGATACCAATCAAAAATATAAAATTAGATGTACAAAAAAGGGAGGAGACATATTATTATTGCAATTGAAGAACACAATAGGTATTAACAAATTGATTATTATAGGTATAATTTAATCTGTTGTAAAATTTCTTGTCTATGTATATTTTTCCAACCAAATATTATCATCTGTGTTAAAAGAATAAACATCTTTATTTATAAGAGTTATACATAATGATAAATCACATCATCATCGTTATCGTCAGCCAAATATTTGATATCAACAACTTTATTAAATTGTATGCAAAAATTAGATTCAAATTGTAATTCCATTATATAACAAATATTTTTATATTGTTTTACCATTTACTCTTTTTTACTGCAATTTTTGGTCCCTGACCTCGTTTCTTCACATTATTTGGGTCATAATGTTCACCATCATCATCGTCGTCATTAAGTTGTTTAGATAAATCCCAGAATTCTTTTGCTCCTAATTTAAAATCATTATGCGGTTCTGCTTTATACCAAAACACTTGGTCTTGTAACTTATTTGATTTAGAATTGTTATTAATTACCAAACATTCATAGTTTTCAGTGCATTGGTCCATGACCTGACAAAAGGACTCTAGTGTTGGAAACATTCCAGCATAATTTTCATAAATTCGTTTTCTATTTGCGATATATGGCTCTCTTAAAATAAAAACATAATCGATGTTTGTTCTGAGAGTAGGTGGTATACCTAACGGATATTGCATGGTGATGAGTAACATGACCTTCCAATGACGTCCATTCATAAAAAGTAGTCGCATCATTTTATCACGTGCCCATGTGTTGTCATACAAACAGTCATCTAAAATAGCAAATGTTCTAGGATCAATAGTGCTACGTTTAAAAGATTCCAATTCTTTTTTAATTTGCTTTAATACTCCCTTTTGTCTTTTTAAAATATTCTCTATAATTGCGGTATTATATTCATTATGAATAAATAATTTAGGAACCATTTTACCGTAGAATCCATTACCTTCTTCAGTTCCAGATATTACTGTTCCAATTGGAATATCTTGATGATAATATAATATATCCCTTACTAAATAAGATTTTCCCGTATCACGACGTCCAATTAATACAATAACGGGACCTTTTGTTTCATTTGGTTTAAAACTTATAGTTTTCATATCAAATCGTTTTAATTCTAAATTCATATAATAATATAATAAACATATAAAAACAATTCATTTTAACGCATATTAATTATAATTCTTTTTTATAATTTTTATTTACACCCTTTAAGATTTACAACCGAACCTTTCAGTATAAAAATGAAAAGGTGTGGTTGTAAATATTCAAGGGTGTAAAATATTAAGGATTTATAAAATTAATGAGTTAAATATTAGTTTTATTAATATTATAATTAGCTAATGGCTATACCGATTAACTATCAGAAAAGAAAGAACGTAAATCTTTTTACTAAATTTCAAACTAACAAAAACATAAATTTGTCTAATTCTCAAAATTATATACCAATATATGATAGATTTTTTGCGCTTAACAATACGAATTGGAATTCAATTAATTTAAATCATCAATGGGCTATTTTTGATATTAGCGATTTAAAAAATACAGAAAAAGAATCAGATAATGTATTTAATTGCAAACTTAAACATATAACTGACGATGATAGTATTATTCAAACACAAAAAGTATTTATAAAAAATGCTCCATTATTAGATCCTTTTAAATATCTTTTAGGTAAATATGACCATACAAATCTAGAATTATTTAATTTACCATCAATCGATAAAACCTGTAAGGTTCACCCTAAAATCGCATGTCCGAATAACTCATCATTTATTGATGGATTTTTTTCATTTCTATTAAGCAAAGTATTACATGACCATAAATTTATACATGGAATAGATTATTACGGGTCTTTTTTAGCAATTAAAAATAATTATAAAATTAATATTATAGATGATTTAGAATATTTAATCAAGTCTGATTTTTTTAACAAACAAAAAGGAAAATTATTTACAGTCGAAGATTATTCACATTTAATATCATGTAACCAAGATAACCCATTACAACCTCTTAAAATATCTACAAGTTTAAAATCGGGTTTATCAGTAAAATCAATAAATGATGATATTTTTGAGAATATATTTGATAATAATTCCGTCGACATTGTTTCTCTAGATGATATTAAACATACTGGTGTTGAACTTGAAGATATTACTCATTCTAATTGTTTTGACATTTTTAAACAACATAATTCAGATACTTTTAAAGCATCATCTGCGTCTTGTTCATCTAGAACATCTCATACAAATGATAATGATATAAATGGTTTAGATGAGAACGAAAATATGGATGATGAAATGAATGATGATAATAATGATTGTTTAGAAGACGAGTGTGATAATGATGAAAATACATATTATTCCGATATATTATCAAGTGATAATCAAAGTGTAATGTTGACATTTCCAAAATTTCCGGTTCAAATTATATGTATGGAAAAATGTGAAAATACATTTGATGATTTAATACTTAATGAAAAATTGTCGGTTGATGAATTGTTTTCTGCATTGATGCAAATTATTATGATGTTAATATCATACCAAAAAATGTTTGCGTTTACTCATAATGACCTACATACTAATAATGTGATGTATGTTTCAACTAACAAAAAATTTATTTACTACGTTTATAAAAAGAAAATTTATAAAGTTCCTACATTTGGAAAAATATATAAGATTATTGATTTTGGAAGAGCTATTTATAAATTTAATGGTAAAATATTTTGTAGTGATAGTTTTCAACAAGGTGGAGACGCAGCGTCGCAATATAATACAGAGCCATTTTTCAATGATAAAAAGCCACGTTTAGAACCTAATTTTAGTTTTGATTTGTGTCGGTTAGCGTGTTCTATGTTTGACTATGTAGTTGATGAGTTTGAGATGATAAAACATCANGACATTTCCCCATTAGTTAAATTGATTATAGAATGGTGTAGTGATGATAACGGCATTAATATGTTATATAAAAATAATGGAATAGAAAGATATCCGGATTTTAAATTATATAAAATGATAGCACGACATGTACATAATCATACTCCTCAATCACAATTAGAACGTAAGGAATTTAATAAATATTTAGTTAAACAAATTCAAAAAAATGAATTTACTATAAATATAGATGAATTGCCAATATATGTGTAACATATTATGAATTATTGGTAACTTGTAAAAATATTATTATCTTTATTTATAATAATATTATGTCAAACTATGGGTTTATTATAACGCGCCATGTTAATTCCGAAAAAACTAACAAATATTGGAATCAAACCGTAAAATTAATTAGAATACATTATCCTTTAAGACAAATTATAATCATTGATGATAACAGTAAACAAGATTTAGTTAAAGCTGATTTTGATTATAATAATTTAACAATAATTCAATCCGAATATCCAGGCAGAGGGGAATTATTACCATATATTTATTATTTACGATATAAATGGTTTCCGAATGCGGTTATTATACATGACAGTTTATTTATACATAGCAAAATTCCTTTTGAACATTTTGTAATGCCAGCTATACCATTATGGCATCATAAATATGATAAAGAAAACATACATAATATTGTTCGAATAGCTTCAGCATTAAAAAACAATAGTATATTATTAAATAAAATTACTAAAAAGGATAATCTAATAATTAATTTTAAACCAACAGATAATACATTTAATTTATGTTTTGGAGGACAATGTTATATAAAGTTGAAATTTTTAGAATTATTAGAAAATAAATATCATATATCTAATCTTATAAATGTAATACATAATAGAACC